ACTCCTGTGCAACTGAGGTCAAGCTCTCTGCTCGTGCTATTGATACCGCGGTTCTGTCTACCTTCCGCATCCCAGGCATAGTAGTTAAGTCGACTGTAGAGGATGCACTAGCTGAATTGTGTTTAGCAGAGTTAACGCGGTCAGGAGAATTGGTGAGTAGAGGTCACGTAGTCTCAGCCCAGATCTCTGTGAGAACCATTGTGGATATCCCTGAGGTGTCATATCTCTTAGCTCCAGAGCTACTCACAGGAGCAGCTCGTGCATTAGTCGCTTACATATCTTCTCGTGCCCTGGTAGGGAGTGCTGATCGACAGACTCGTCTCAGAAACAGAAAGGACCTGCTACATTCCGCAGCCAGGAGATTACTACCTAGGCTTCTAGGCACTATTGTGATGATAGAGGGAGGGGTATGGAACGTGGGGATATCACACAATAACCGAGCTTCGTTGATCACATTGTGGAGATATATGGTGGTTCGTAGGTGCTTAGAGCTGGTGGAGGCTGACCCAGTCCTTCTTGTTGTCTATTCTCGGGGGTCTACCTCCGTGTCCCGAACTCTCTCTGCGAATCTGCTGACTTGGATGATGGTACAAGCGAACAGGACACAGGTCAATTATCTGGCTGTTAAACGAGTGGCACGTGTGACCAGAGCTATCAGCCAGATCCCTGATGAGATGGTACGGGTCCACCACCTGACGTCAATCTACTCCGCCCTCGAATTAGACCATACAATCTGTCGGGATGAGACCTCGGCCATGGAGGTTTTGCGATCATTACGGACTACTAGGGGTGAGCTTCAGCCATATAGGGAAGTAGAGTATGTGACCCTTCCTCTAGCCCCTATGCAGGTGGTGCTCTGCTGCTCAATAATCGGATCACCTCGATTCTGGAGGGATGTCAGTCACCCATTCACTGATGATATGACATACAGATCATGGAGTTTGAGACCATACTCATTGCTAGGTAGTAGTGCGTACAGGTGGGCATACCTGGCTAACTTCCTTCAGCCCGAGGGTCATGTGTTGATCTTAGGTATCGGGGAAGGAGACATCCTCAAGTGCATCCCCCCAACTTGTTCTGTTACAGCTGTAGATACATGTACCTGGCTTGAGCAGTTTGGACAGTCGAGTGTATCTCATAAGCCTGGGAGGCCCTTGGCTGGGTACACCTTACACCCTGTATCTTGGATGAAGGGGGGGGATATAACACGTCCCTCAGTCATGTCTGTCCTAGAGGCCGAGTGCCAGGCTGGTGTGTACACAGCAGTCGTGATAGATGTCGAAGGGGTTGCTGTTCACCAGCGCCTAGAGATTAGGGAGCGGCTGGCTGCCACAGGAGTGCCCTCGTATGTACGAGTACTATTCCAATCTGTCAGAGACAAGGAGCTTACTGTCTGTGCCTTCTTAGCCTCTCACTCACCCTGTCTAGCTCTCTGGGAACCGGAGGTAGGTTTAGGCCATGAACTCGTCCTGGGTGGAGGGAGTATGCCCCACGGTTTAGCAGCTCCTGCCTGTCAGTGCAGACACAACGTCCCAACCCTCCACGCCAGACAGATCGTGCCATCTGAACAACTCATCACAACAACCGTCCTCCATGCCCTCGAGAACTTGTTTGGTGACACACCGACCTCCCTCACACCCGAGTCCGCAAGGGACTGGGTTGGAGCTCGCTCCCTACGAACAGGAGGTGAGGTCCGCAGCTCTCGCCCCATATTGCCTGGAACCGAGGACCTGGTCTCTTCGGATCTGTACATTAGGGCGTCTAGGAAGCAGAAGAGGTGCCTATTGTGTGTGATGACTTATGTCCTTCCTTGAATTTTGTACGATGCGCC